TGGAAGTGCAACTGCATTGGTTACCGAGGCCGCTGCAAAAACATACATTACTGCCCAGGCATCAGCATTCGCAATCGCATTAGGATAAACTATGGCAACGCCAAACACAAAAGATACACTCAAGGAATACTGTCTCAGGGCATTAGGAAAACCTGTCATTGAGGTGAATGTAGATCCTGATCAATGTGATGACAGAATAGACGAAGCTCTTCAGTACTTTGCAGAGTACCACATGGATGGGGTGGAAAGGGTTTATCTGAAACATATGATGACAGCTGCACAAATTACGAGAGGACAAACAAATTCCACAACGGCAGTAACCGATACTGTGGATAATACTGGCGGCGCTCATGATTGGAAAGAACAAAAGGTTTGGTTGCCTTTACCTGCACCTGTAATATCAGTACTTAGAATTTTACCACTTACGGATAGTTCTACTGTACCTATGTTTGATATGAAGTATCAAATGAGATTAAATGACTTATGGGATTTCACTTCTACATCTATGATTAATTATCAAATGTTACAAGAACATTTGGATTTAATAGACCATTTAATAACAGGAGAAGTACCAATTCGGTTTAATGTTCATCAAAATAGAATTTATTTGGATATGGATTGGGGAAATCAAACCGCTGATCGATATTTTGTAATTGAATGTTATAGAAAAATAGATCCAGCAGTATATACAGATGTGTTTAATGATTGGTACTTGAAGAAATATGCTACAGCTCTTATTAAAAAACAGTGGGGTGCTAATTTAATTAAATTTCAAGGGGTTCAAATGTTAGGTGGAGTTCAGGTGAATGGAGAGATTATTTGGACACAGGCTGACGAAGAAATAAAATTACTGGAGGAATCCATGCTGAACGGATATGGAATGCCTACAGAAATGATGATAGGATAAAATGCCCACAAATGTATATTTTGATTCGGGTGCAACATCAGAACAAAGGTTATATGAGAGTTTAATTATAGAACAACTCCGGGCCTTTGGACATGATGTATATTATCTACCTCGTAAATTAGTTAAGGAAGATACTCTATTTGGAGAGGATGTATTATCATCGTTCAATGATGCATATATTATAGAGATGTATCTTGATGGAATTGAGGGGTTTGAGGGTCAGAAAGAAATGATGACCCGCTTCGGTCTAGATATGCAGGACGAGGCAACATGGGTAGTATCTAAACGTAGATTTGAACAACTTATATCTACTGATCAAAATCTGATAGTTAGTACAAGACCAAATGAGGGAGATTTAATTTATTTTCCCAAACCAAAGAAGCTCTTTGAGATTTCTTTTGTTGATCATGACGATCCATTTTATCAGATAAATAATTTGCCTGTATTCAAAATGAGGTGCAAAACCTTTGAATACAGTCATGAGACAATATCAACTGGTATTTCAGCAATTGATGATATAGAGACTAGTGAATCTTTAGACGCATTAGAATATCAGATAGTTTTAGAAACCGCTACGGAATCTGGAACTAATTATTTAATAACGGAAGATGGGCACTTTATAGTCAGTGAATCATATGCAATTGATACACTTGATACATCTGCCGATAATATTTTCTTTGAAACACAAGGTGATTCGATACTTGATTTTTCAGAAACTAACCCTTTTGGTGAGGTAACATAATGCTTGGCAATACATTCTATCATGAAACAATAAGAAAAGTTGTTATTGGTTTTGGTACACTTTTTAATGATATTCATATTACTAGAAAAAACAGTTCTGGTGCAATAGTACAATCAATGAAAGTTCCTTTAGCTTTTGGACCAAAACAGAAATTTCTGGTTCGTCTGCGGGAAGACCCCAGTATAACAAAAACAGTTGCAATAACTCTTCCTAGAATTGGGTTTGAGATTGGAGCAATTACATATGATCCAGTAAGAAAATTAAATAAAATTCAAAGAGTAAAGAAGGCGGGAGCTGCTGGAAATAAGGTAGATACTCAATATATGCCAGTTCCTTATAATATTGACTTTGAACTTTATGCAATGTCAAAGAATAGTGATGATGCACTTCAGATAGTTGAGCAAGTGCTTCCGTATTTTCAACCTGAATATACGATCACTATCAACGATATTATACAAATGAGTAATAAGAGAGATGTGCCTATTGTTTTAACAGGTATTTCTTATGAGGATAATTACGAAGGAGAATGGACAGAAAGACGAGCAATTATCTATACTTTGTCCTTTACTGCAAAGGCATATTTGTATGGGCCTGTGGTTTCTGGACAAGTTATAACAAAAGTTCAGGCAGATCAATTTTCCAATTCTGCATCAGCTGCACCTAAACGTGAACAACGGTATACAGTTACTGCTGATCCGGCGTCTGCTGATATGGATGATGATTTTGGTTTTAGTGAAACAAGCTCTTTCTTTACAGATGCAAAAACATTTAACCCGAAAACGGGACAAGACGAATAGGTAACAATGGCAAAACAAACAGTAGGATTAGGTTCTTCAGCAAATGATGGTACAGGGGATACCCTAAGATCGGGAGGAACCAAGGTTAACGCAAATTTTGATGAAATTTATGCAGAATTTGGAGATGGTTCAGCTCTGTCAAATGGAAATACTTCTGGACATATTCTTGTAGCAAATGGAACTAAGTTTGGTAATGTTGCAGCGAGTGGAGATATTAGTATTGCCAATACAGGTGTAGTTGCAGTAACAGATGTTTCTCTTACCACAAATACTTTAGGAGGTACAGCTGGAGTCGGGGGGTTTGAAATTCCTCAAGGATCTGCTCCGTCAACAACAACTAATAAACTTTATAATGTAGGTAATACTTTATACTGGCATGGTACTGCTGTTGGGGTTGCAGGGGGTTCTGCGATTTCTGCATTTAATGTAACTGGAGATTCTGGCACAGCTCAGAGTATTGCTGATGGTAATACAATTACAATTGCTGGTGGCACCGGAATTGCTTCAGTCGCAAGTGCAACAGATACGATTACTCTGAATATTGACAGTACGGTTGCAACTCTTGTAGGTACACAAACATTTACTAACAAAACAATTGATGCAGATGGTACTGGAAACAGTATTACAAATATTGAGAATGCAAATATCAAAGCAGCTGCTGCGATTGCAGTCAATAAACTTGCAGCCACTACAGTATCAAGAGCATTGGTTTCTGATGGATCTGGATTTGTTTCTGCGGCTACTACAACTTCAACTGAAATTGGGTATGTCAACGGTGTTACCAGTGCAATTCAAACACAAATTACAGCTAAACATACGCCTGGTGCATCTCTGGATATGAATGGTACAGAATTGATACTGGATGTGGATGCCGATACAAGTATTACTGCTTCTACTGATGATCAGATTGATATTAGAATTGGTGGAACAGATTTAATCACACTTACAACTGGATTGATTGATGTCAAGAATAGTGGTACTGCATCAGCGATTCGTCTTTATTGTGAAAGTTCAAATGCTCATTATGTACAGTTACAATCTGGAGCTCATTCTGGATATGGTGGAAATGTATCTGTAACACTTCCAACTATTGCTGGAACAATTGCATTGTCTAGTAATGTTCTTACACCATCTTCAGATACTCAAACCGCAACTAGTGGTAATATGAATGTTACTACTACAACCTCATTTATTAATAGTACATCTGGAGCCCAGGCGATTGCATTACCTAATGGTACTGTTGGGCAGATCAAACATTTAATTATGATTACAGATGGTGGAGATTCAGTGATAACTCCTGCTACGTTTGCAAATGGTTCCACATTAACTTTCGCAGATCAGCATGATGCAGTTACTTTAATATACACTGCAAACGGATGGAATCTAATTGCAAATAACGGAGCAACTCTTGCATAATATGGAAAAAATTGATGAGCTCTTGGGGATTACAGAAACGGCTGTTACCGTTATCAATCCAACTCCTATGGTTCCTAGAGTGGAAACAGAAGATGAAGACAACGATGACTTCAAGTACAGTCGAGAAAATCTTTATCATATAATTGAAAGAGGTCAGGATGCACTTGACGGTATTCTTCAAGTTGCAAAGGAAACTGACCATCCTAGAGCCTATGAGGTTGCAGGACAGTTGTTGAAGACCAATGCAGAGAATACTGAAAAGTTGGTCAATTTGCAAACTACCAAAAAAAAGGTAAGAGAAACTTCTGGGCCTAAGAATGTGACCAATGCTTTATTTGTCGGGTCCACGGCAGAACTCCAAAAACTAATAAGGGGAAAAAATGTGTGATAACGAACAATGTAGGTGCGTAAATTGTACTTGTGATCCATGTGAGTGTACAGACGAAAAATCATGTGGATGTGATGAGGATTTAGTTGCGGCAATATAATAATGAAAACATTTAGAGGGTTTATAGCAGAAGCTAGAGGAACAAGTCTATCAGATTTATTGTTTCTTCCAAGAATAGGTTACTATGATCAACTGATGATTCCTATATCTTCACCTATGTTCAAAAGGATATGGCCAGACACACTCCGAGCAACAGTATTTCATACAACAGATGCAGAGGGTATCAAAACAATATCGAAACTTGAAGGAAAGAAAGGGTCTATCTCAGCATTTTTTGAAATGCAATCTCGTTATATGGAAGTTGGTGTAGCAACTCAAGGCGGCGTTCATTCAGTATTGGAGATGGATGCTGATGTTCTCTTGTCTGCTTCGGGTGATGTGATGAGTCATTTAGATAGAACTGGTAGAAGGTGGACATCTATAAGTGACCTTAAAGAAACTTCACGGTGGACAAAATTTAGTGCAGTAGAGAAAGACCTTCAAAAAATGTTTGACCCTTTGGTTGAGAAATATCTCAAAAGAGGCGAGTTTCAAGACACTGCAACAGTATGGCAACTCTGGTCAATGGCGAAGAGAAAAGTTGACGGAAAAACATTGAGTCTAATAATAAAAGACTATATGGATGGAATGGAAAAGGTTATCAAGAAAAACATTGATACATTTAGTGACGCCATGTTGAGTTACGC